GCAGATCAAGGAGGCCGAACTGGCTTACAAAATGGAGTTGCAGTCCATCGAAAAGTACCGTGCCGATCTGCTGAAAACATACAACGAAGCACAGGAAAAGAAAGGACTGCCATCGGTTGAAGTCCTCCCGGTTCAGTACCAGTCGGAGGTAGACAAACAGGCGACACTTGCACAGGAGAAGTTTGCCAACACGAAAATAAAGATCGAAACCGAAGCAGCCGACCGGATTAAAGAACTGTGGTCTGAAGTGGCAGACGCTTTCATAAATGACCAGGAGCGGGAAATTACAGCCGTAAATACGAAATATCAGAAATTGATCAGTGAAGCGGTAAAAGCAGGGAATATCATTCTGGCAACCGATTTGCAGTCAGCACGGCAAGCCGCGATTGACGCAATAAGCCAGGATTCAGCACTCCGGAGGATTGATGCGGAGAAGGAAGTTGCTGAAATGACGGCGGAAATAGAATTGAACAAAACCGGGAATCAGCGCAAATATGAACAGCAACGACTCCAGATAGAAATTCAGTACAATAAAAAGAGAATTGCCGAATTGCAGAAAACGGCACTTGCTGGAAATAAGATTGAAATAGAACGGCTGGCCAAACTTGGGGAGGTTCTTGAAAGCGACCTGGGCAGAATTAAGCAGGAGCAGACACGGAGCGGTATTCTTGATATATTCAGCGGAATTGCTGGATTGACAGGGGAGATTGACGAGGGGTTAAAAGAAATGGCAACGTCAATGGTTGGAATAGCTGAAAAAGCCATGACAGCATTTGACGGCTTCAAAAAGGGAGGTGATGTTCTTTCCGGGATTTCATCCGTGATCGGCATGCTTGGAATATTGGCTGAAGGGCTGGATATTGATTTCAATAAGAACAGCACAATTGAAAAATACAACGCCAAACTTGAATACACAAACCATCTTATCAGTATTCAATTAGGGCTTATATCCAGATTGGCCGGAATGGATTGGTATACTATCGCCACAAAACAAATATCTACATATGACAAGAAAATAGCCGAAACAACAGACCTGGTAATTGAGCAAATAAAACTTGCCGACAAATACGCCAAAATGGTCGGTATGGATTTGGGGTTCCCGACGGGATATGAAGATTTCAACATCAAAGAGTTGTACGATTCATGGATAAGTGGTACACTGAAATTGTCAGACGCACAGGAAAAACTTGTTACGGAAGCATATACGGCGCTTCAGGACAAGGCTGATTTGATGGATCAGATTTGGAGTAAAGCGACAGGGGCGACACGTGACAGCATTGCAGATTCAATCATTGAGGGATTTCAGGCCGGGAAAGATTCTGTTGCTGACTTTGCAGACACGTTTGAAGAGTTGATGACAAAAGCAGTGCTGAATTCGATCAAGTCGAAAATCATAGAGGGGCCACTGATTGACTACATGGAATCTTTTTCTGAAATGGCAAAAGATGGATTAAGTGAAGGTGAGGTCGAAAAGGCAAGGGAATTTTTCAATGAGCTATTTACAACGTCCAAGGAATTATGGGATAATATTACAGGGGTTCCCGGACTTGAATTTTTGACAAAAGCAACGAATGCGGCAGATGACGACACGACGCTCACCGGCGCAATCCGCAAGGAACTCACCGAAGAAACCGGCGGGCTTATTGCCGGGCAGTTCATGGCCATGAGAACCGACTTACTGGCACTCCGGAATGATCTGACAGTAATCCGGGGTTATTCTTCCGAGATGAACGACACAGCGTTAAACCAGATGTCAGTTATTAACCAATCGGTTACACACCTGGCAAACATCGAAAAGAACACCCGCGACATTTCACTATTGCGGGAAACCAACCAGAAACTCACCGAAATGAACACATATCTTAAAAACCTATGACATTCACATTCGACGGAAACGACATACGGGACACATATAATCTCCGTCTTGCAACCGTGACCGGACTGGAGGATCGGGAGCGATTCAAAGACATCCTGCCATATTGGGATGAATCGGATGCTCTTTCCATGTACGATGAAAAGACAGTCACGGCGCACCTGTTTGGATTTTTCGATACGCCCGGAGAGTTGTATTCGTGTATTGTATCATTTAATGCGGCACTCGACGCAACCGCACAGCATTCAGTTGAATTTACGGAATTGGACTATTCATTTACCTGTGTCACAAAGAACGGATTCAAAACCCGGATATTCGGAGCAGACCGCTGTTCTATTGAAATTGACTTACCATTGACAATATACACTACGGGATGAGCTGGAAAATAAAAACAACCGATCTGACAACATACGGTGTATACGTTGCGCGGTCATCCGGGTTGCTTGATAAACCGGCATGGCAGGCACGGAATGAGGGAACAGACTGGACGGATGAATATGGAAAGGAATATTGGCAGGACACGACCGATCTGAAACGCTCCGACAGGGAAATTATTCTGAATTGCTGGCTTTCTGCAAATAGTTATTCCGATTTTCTAACAAAGCTGGCCAATTTCAAAACCCTCACCGAAGAACGCGATTTCACGCTTACCACACCATTCGGCACTATTGCACATTGTTATATCCCGGATGGGTTTACGCTTGTGCGGGAAACAAATTACAAACAGTCCCGGCAGATTGGCGTTTTCACACTTCGCATTGTCGTGGCTGGAGATAGTCAGGAGGATTCAGTCAGCGTATATCCACCGGGGGGAGGGACTGCAAAAACGACAATTCAGACAAAGAACTTGAAAATATATAAGCGGCTTTGTGGTGATATGTACGCAACCTGCACAACCGAAACCGTAACCCCCCTTTCGATTTCAAGGGGAGATTTCATTTCTATACAATTGAAGGGTGCAGACGCCGATCAGTATGAAAATTTTTTCCTCGTTATTGACCCGGAAGTAAAAAAGATTGGAACAAACCAATATGGATACAATCTCCGTTGGGAATACGGAACATATGGGTTACAGCAGACTATATTTAAGTCAATGGTAACAGGGACGCCTGAGGAATCTGACTTTTCCATTTATGCAAATATGGAGGAAATTGTTGATTTGATTCTGGCAAACTCTCTATATGCCGGGCTAATCACGAAAGGTACAGTTGACACAACTGAAAGGCGAAATCATCAGTTTTCAGGTGAAAGTTGCTTTGATGTTTTACGGCGGATATGCAGCGAATATGAATTAGAATGGGATTTTGTCAGCACATCCGACATATACCACAACTGCACATGGGTTCTTGATGTTCAATCGAAGATCAGACGAAATTGGCCGTACACGCTGGAATACGGGAAAGGAGAGGGACTATATGAGATAACCCGCGAAAGCGTCAACAAGGAGGAATTGTGCACTTCGTTGTATGCCTGGGGAGCAACAAAGAATCTGAAATCAGACTATTTGTACCGACGTCTGAAATGTCCCACAATGCCGTTGCAGTCCAACGTTGCCACGTATGGGGTAGTTGAGCAGACTGTCTTTTTTGAAGATATTTACCCGCGATTTCAGGGAACCGTGGAGGGTTACCTGCAATATCCGTCCACGTCCGGCGAGCGGGCAACCGCAGGCACGGAATGGGAACAAACCGATCTTGAAATATACCGGATCCATGACAGCGGTATTGGGTTTGATCTGAATGACAATCAATATCTGACAGGTTTACCCGCAAAGGTGCTTTTCACCGGAACCAGTACGCTGTCCGGTATGGAGTTTGAAATCAAGCGGTACGATAGCGACAACCAGCATATCTATATTAAGCCATTTATTGACGAATATGCCGGGAAATACCCAAACGCAACGATATACCCGGCTTCCGGAGATACCTATACGTTTATCAACATAAATCAGCCGGATTCTTATGTTACAACCGCAGAAGCAGAATTGCTGGCAGCAGCGCAGGCATGGCTAACCGGGGATGGAACCTATGATGGACACAGCGTACCGGCAACAACATACGCCGTAACCGTTGATCCGGCTTTCATCCGGTATATCATAGGACAGGGTGACCCGTCACTGTATCAATATGCCGGTTTCAATGTCGGTGATAATATCGCAATCATCGACTCAAACCTTTCAATCTCCGATCTTTTCCGGGTCAGTGAAATTGCAAAAGACTGCTACACGGGCCGGTATGAACTGAAATTATTCCGGGGAAATACGCTGACAAACCGGCAAATGTTAAGCATCCGGCTTGCTGCAGTTGAAAGGGCATTGCAGGCAACGAAAGCCGATACGGTAGAATCACAGCGGGGAGACCAGGCAACCACAAAGGACATTGAAAACAAAATACTTGATCCGGCAGACGGTAAGATCGCCGCCGATGATGTGATCCGGAATGAATCAATCGACAGCCGTCATTTGGCGTACGATTCAATCGTGCCGAATGCTTACCTGAAGGGGGTCATGATTACACTCAACTGGAAAGGCCGGGCAAACGAAGTCAATATAACATCCGGGCTGGTTGTCATAACCAACTGGTCAACAAACACGAAAACAAGGTATTTGCTGAAGAAACTGCTTGACTTGTCACAGCCATATAGCCCGCGCCGTGAATGGACAGTTGAAGCATCGAAATATGTACTTCCACTTTCAGACGAAACTTACTATGTATATGCAAAACTACCTATCCCGGAACCGGAGGATGAAGATGACCCAAACGGAAAGGCGACAATAGAATTTCTGACAGAAAGAAAAGAGGTAAAGGAATTGATGTACGTTGATCATGGCTATTTAATGTATCAGCTTGGAATTATAAATCAGGTAAGTTCGCCCCGGCAGGGAGAATTTCTCTGGGGCAACCTGGTAATTCCAGATCAGCAGAGTATATCGCAGAATTTAACCGGCATCCCACAATATGGCTACCTGTACCCGGAATATGCACTTACTGACGCCCGGAATATTGCAAACGAGGGTTGGAGGGTAATGGATGCAACAGATTTTACATTCCTGCAAACCGTTGCATCCGGGGAAACTCCGGGGAGCGATTTCTCCGGATTAAATTTAAAGTCTATAAACGCTGATTTTTGGGCCAGTGGTTCAGATAATAATTCAGATATATTCGGATTTGATATTGTCGGAGTTGGCACCCGTGACGCCAGCGGGAACTTCAGCGGAATAAACCAGTTGTGTTATTTGGGTGCCGATGCTTCAGATGTAATGATATTTGAAGACATGGTCAGCATAACCGCAACCGGAGAAGTCCCGGCAACACAGGGAAGGACTGCCCGACTGGTGAAAGAGACATCGACACTTACAGAGCAGGGACAAACAGGATGGTACACCGGGAACAATGGACGTAAATATATGACTGTATTCATTGGCACCACCGGAGAAGGATATGAATACACAACGCAAAACCTTTGCGAAACCCGTTTCAGGGATGGGTCGCTGATAATGGAGGTTACCGGACAATCGCAATGGTCAGAGCTTACCGGCCCGGCATGGTGTGCTTATAACAACATTGCAGCAAGCGGTTTCACAGAAGGGGAATTAGAGGAATGGGCGGAGACGATA